ATGTTTCCCGAATTCAATTGATGTTTTTGTACGCGCCGAGGAATAATTCATGATTTGGTGCGCTTCGTCGATAATCATAAATAATCTACCTCTGAATAAATTTATGAATTGATTAACAGCAAATACTCCAGATTCTGTATTGATGGCATCTATATTTATAGAAAATATATTCAATACATTTCTGACTTTAAGTTCTTCTTGAGCATACCATCTTCCTGTAGTCCAAAGGGTCATATTTAAAGGAATTTTAGGATCAATATGTTTTGGTATTTCCTCTGCAATCCATTGCTTGTGCGGTCCTTTGGGCGCGAATATGAGAACACCATCAATTTTGCCTTCCATATATAAAATACAAAAATTAGCAATGGTTAATGCTGTTTTGCCAAGACCCATTTCTATATAATATGCAAATGCCTGTCGATAACATGAAATATCTAATGCATCACTTTGATGTTCTTTCAGTTGATATTTAGGTTGATAATTATGCTTAACTGGCACAATAGGTTTACCAAAATCCATTAGTATCTTTTGTAATTCATCAATTTGTTCAAGATCATGTGTTAAATCTTCAAATTCAATATCAAATCCAGATTTCTTAATCTTTGCCACATTCCAAGGTGAAGCATCAACACGTACAGATTTGGATTGTGTCCAAGCCTTACGTCCGTTAAGAGTTGAAATGACCTTTAAAAACTCTAATGGGAATGGGCCATAGAGAGTTATTTTTCCTAGTTCTACTACTGCTTTCATGTGACTACTCCAAATAAATCTTTCTTCACAGCGAATAGATCATTCTTTATTATTGGCTTTTCTACATCAGACATATTACCCAAATGTCTTATTCTTGTTATTTTTATCATCCTAAATGTTGGAGGTATTGCTCCTTTGATTGCATATAATACATCGCCTGAACCAGCTCTTTGTTCAATTTCTTTCCCTACAGTCAAATAAGCATCTCTATCAATTTGACATAAAATTTCGTCTGTATCATCATGCACAAAGAGGCGCAACACCCAAGATTGTCCGTTGAGCTTATATCCTCGCTTATTGACCGATTGCAAGTCATTAAGATCGCGAGGCTGAATGCGCTTTACTAATGCGTGAATAGTAACTATTCCATATATACCTGAATGTAATTCCTTTATTGGTGTTGGTTCAGTTACCAGGTTACTTGCCTTAAAATCTGGATGCAACTTTTTAATTGCATCACGAATAGGCGTTAATGAATCTATCTTTGTTGGCGCAGTTGCAATCCTTGCACTTATTGCTGGAGTTAATGGCTTCCCACTTGGGAGGCGCGACTCTAGTATTTTTTTGACTGTTATAGGCCCAATACCCTTAATGTTTGTTAAAGGTCCAACTAGAATCTTTTCTCCATTTGTATTCTTGATTGTCCATTTATCTGTAGAATACTTGGGATCTATAGGTTGATACTTAATACCTTCACTAGCAAGCTCTCTAAGTAAAAATAATTGCTTCATTGGATCAGTTTCTGAATCTAAGGTTGCTGCTGCAAATTCTACTGGATAATGTGCCTTTAGCCAACAACAATAATAAGTAATAAGGCCATAAGATACAGCGTGAGAAAGGTTAAAGCCATAAGCTCCAAATCTGACAAGTTCACCCCATACAGTTTCAACCAAATCCTTAGGTATGCCAGTCTCAAGCGCACCTTTAATAAAGCTTGCCCCATAAGATTTGATTTCCTCAGCGCCCATAGATTTCGACATTGCTTTTCTAACTTTTGAAACATCTGCGAATCCCATCTTGCCTATATGTTGACATATTTGCATTACTTGTTCTTGATAAACTACTTCTCCATACGTGTCCTTAAGAAATGGCTCTAATAGTGGGTGTCGATATATTACTGTTTCACTTTCTGATCTTCTTCTTGCCCATCGAACTGCGCCTCCAGTTCCAACTGGACCCGGGCGCGACAGTGCAGTTATGGCAACTAGATCATCAATCCTATCTGTATGTATCATTTGAAATAAAATTTGCAGTGATTTTCCATTAGCTTGAAATATGCCGCTAAATTTCTTATCATTAAGAATATCAAATGCCGCTTGATTATCTAATGGAAGTTTTTCTAAAAATCCATTTCTAGGCGCTTGCCCTATCAATTCTAAACAACGCTCAAAAATAGACAGTTGTGAAACACCTAGAATATCTATCTTCAATAAATTAAATTTCTCTGCATCAGTTTTATCTGCCATTACTGTTCCGTTGCGCCCATCAATTGCGACATAATCAAGTACATCTCCTGACGTAATAACAACACCAGCAGCATGTGTGCCATAATGGGAAATATGATCTTCAACATCAAAGACAGTAGATATTTCTGGAAATTCTTCCAGTAATCTCTTGCCTATATCAGTTGCAGAAAATGTTTCTTCAAATGTCTGCATTGCACGTGAATCTGCTGAAGATCGTTCAATTAATGTTTCTGAAACTTGATCCGATAACCACTTTGGAATACCAAGTGACATTCCTGCACGATTCATGATAGATTTTGCTTTAAATTTCAAAGTGGTGCCCAAATGAGCAACATGCTCTGCACCATATTTATCTCTAAGATAATCAAATACTAAATGACGTTTAGTATCAGAAAAATCCAAGTCAATGTCAGGAAGATCCGATCTGGATACATCAATAAATCTCTCAAAGAGTAGCTTAAATCGTATTGGGTCAACGGTTGTAATCCCTGTTAGATATGACACTAATGATCCTGCCGCGCTCCCACGTGCTGGACCGACGATCATGTTACGTTTGGCGAAGTTTACTAGGTCTGCCACAATATAGAAATAGTCATTAAAACCTTTATCATAAATGAGTTTTAACTCTCGCTCTAATCTAGCTGAATAGATAGGATCATTTAAATTGATATGAAGTTTTTCTGCGCCTTCTATGCACATATCTTTTAAAGAATATTGATCTCTAGGCTTAAAAACATCAGCTTTTAACAATTCTGCTTCACAAACTAATGTTGCAAAATCTCGACTGGCTATAGCTTTTATAGCATCTTCATCTGTTACACAATAAGGCAACGACGCGCGCCATTCTTCATCATCAAGAATATATTGTGGATATGCTGCCGTTTCAGCATCTTTATAGAATAAAGTGTGATATGCTAGTTTATCTTCAGGATATGTATATACATTATCAGAAGATGCAATAAATTGATATCCAAGAGACTTTGCCTCCCTAAATAAACCAATTGATATTGATGGAGATAAAGCTATGTAAACGTGTTTTTCTGGAATCATTTGACTTAAATTTACTCTGTGATCTGCAATAATGATTACATTCTCAACTTCCGATGCCTCTTCATAAGATAAAGAATTCCATGATTTTTGTGTTGCTTTAAAAATTAATTCGTTGATAGTCCTTAATTTATTAACTGGAAAAAACGTCCAATATGATATTGCTGGGCGCTTCTGCCCTAGCTGCGCGCTCACTCCTAACTCAACGCCAAACACTGGCTTAATTTTTACTTCATCACATAGAATTTGCCAACTAGCGAAAGCATATGTTGACAATCTATCTGAAATAGGCGCAACGTTCCATCCTAATGATAGAACACGATTATGAACATCTTGTAGTTTCCCATAGGCAATCCTAGAACTGTATTCAGATCTGATTCTCATAATAAGCCTCTCTTGAACAGTTCTATAGCACATTTTGATGTAATTGTGCAATCTACACTAGCATCATGCGCACTTTCAAATGCTGTACCAAATAATTCAAGATGCAAATTTGTTAATGATAGACGGTATCCTTTTACGTGAATTGTATTTTGCACAAGATCCAATATCCTAGGCCACTTAGGTGGTGGATATTTATATCGTCTACATTCAAGTTCTACCATATCTAAATCAAATCGAATATTCTGTCCAATTAATAATGATGCGCCCCTCAATCTAAGTAAGATACTTGGCAAATCATTATTAATTGATGGTGCTGTTATTAATTTTTCATTAGTAATTTTAGTTATATCTATAATAGTTTGAGAAAGAGGTTTTAATGGTTTAAATTCCTGATAATATTTATTGTGAATTTCTCCTGTTTTTAAATTAACATCTTGAATAGCCAAAGATATGATCTCAGGTTGAGAATCCAGTTTACGCGCCGGATTCTCTATTAAACCTGTGGTTTCTGTATCAAAGCAAGTAGCCAACATAGCTTTATCTTTGCATTAGAGCTTCTATGGATCCCAATCATGGCTTGTAAAAAGGTTTCTGTACTGGACCAGCTTGATTTCTCTCGTGACGTTCTTGTGATGAATCTATATGTGTTACATTTGAATGTTTCCCATATATGTTATCTAGCACTCTATAAACCCATAGTTCAATATCTCCTGCTGATCTTTCCCAAGCTTCCTCTTGTACTGATGCTCTAGATTCTTTATTATTCTTATTGAATAATTCTCTGACTATTTCTATATCAGTTGTTTCTGGTTTTCTTAAGGATGATCTATATTTCTCATACGTTGTTCGATCTAGTGGCATTGTCATTCTCCTTCGATGTTACCATCAACATCATATTTGAAGACACGTCCGTTCCTCATTGCTGCTTGCCGATAAAGTTTAAAGATATTCTTAGGCCATACTGCATGGTCTTTCCATTCTCCTATTACCTTATTAACTTTAGACATTATTCCATGAGTTCTTAAATATCCCAAATTATAATTTATATTGGGATGATCTTCTTTCATTATTTGTGTTGTGTGATGTTCAATAGGCACATGCAACCGCCGTGCCACATACATGCCTTGCATTAAACAAGTGAATCCTACTACAGCATCAAAATTGGCTCCCAATGCATGAAGTCTATTATCTAATATGATTTTTCTCTTGCGTACAATTATTCCACGATTGGTCCCAAGATGGCCTTTATTGGCAATGTAAATTTCATTTTTACGATAATCTCCTTCTCCACCAAAATTTCCTCCTAAATAGATAGCTCCACAAGTTGGGTATCTTGTCATATACCAACAGCATTGATTAATAACTTCTGTTGATCCTTGTTTAAATGTAAAATCATCATCACCTATAAAAATGAGATCTGAATTTTTTGCCATATTAAAACTATCCTGGCGCATCGTAAACATATCAATTGCATCTCTGAAATTATATGTTTTATATTTAACATTCCACCTATCCCAACAATCACAATATTGCATAGGTGGATTAAATAGTACATTTCGAGTAAATGAATCTACATCAGAATATGATTCATCATGAAGATCATAATGAAAACTTACATCTAGTTGATAAAATCTATTTACATTGTTGGACAAAATGCAGAAGGCGAGCCTCATTTTTGTTTTCCTTCATCATCAAACCAGATAAGATCTAAGCGGCGCAACATCTGTGAGTAGATTGCTAAATCATCTAAAGAATCAGGATGATGTGATCCTTTCTTCATCATATTGCAGTATCGTTTAATTTTTGTAACCATATTAAAGACAGTCATATATCTGCTGTAATCCTTTGCTGTTTTAATTTCTATTGGGCCTAATAAAGTCATCATTGTTTCGCCAAATGATGCATATTGTTCATCATAAAGCTTATTCTTTTCTAAAAACATTTCTGCCAGTTCACATAATAATTCATCTACAGTTGTCATATCTGTCATCTTTGACCTCCACCTAATTCTATTGGGCAACCACTTAGATAGCCTGTATCATTATAAACTATATATTCAATATGCTGTGCAATTTCTTCTTTTGTTAGTGATTCTTTTCTTATAAAATTAGCAGACCAATAAGACATAGCTTCATTAAGATCCAAATTTCTATAACGTTGTAAATGCTTTATCGTATCATTAGACATAGGTGTATCATATACATTAGATGGGTGAATAATGAATACATCATAACCTTTTGGAGCAAGTTCCCAAGCGGCGCACCTAATAAACATATTCAAACCTGCTTTTGAGGCGCAATATGCTGCGCTACCATTTAATACTTGTCTATAAGCCATAGAGCCTATAGAAATGATCTTTTTGCGATATGGTTTATCTATTGTATCTTCAACAAATTGTTTTATCAATCTTATTGATCCATAAAGATTGATATCAATTATGTCTTTTGTTTCATTATCTGGAACATTTTCTAACCAATCCATATATGTATATCCATGACACATAATTAGTATCGTATATTTTTCAAAATTAAATTCACTATCTATTACATTTTCTACAAACTCATCAACAGGAACATGTGGTTTCATTTTTTCTTTAATCGCTTCACCAATTGATTTTTCTTTACTTGATCCAGTAAGTGCTATACGCATATCAAAAGGATTTGCCTTTTGCCCATGTTCTTTGAGCAATCCTTTGATGTAAGAACTTTGGATTTTCTCTTTTGACATCTTGCGCCTCATCTGTAGTTATACTTGTATTCATCGATAATTTCTTGCGATCTTGGCATTTTATCAGGAATTGGCAAAAAGAAAGATATATCATAAGCAGATGCAATTTCTCTCCCAAGTTCTCTAATAACTCCATAATGCTTTTCTCTAGATTTAAAGTCGTGAATTCCAATAATAGATTGAATATCACATCTCCTATATATTTGAGCAAAGCATGCCACCCTGAAGCGCCCATCAATGAAGTATAAATCGGCTCCCCAGCTTCCATGAAATCCCCATATATTAGAATGATAATTAGGCCACTTTTCTTTTTCATTTTCATTTGATGGTGTTCCCCAATCTCCAACTTCTCCTATATCTACAAAGCAAAATTCTGGTTTAATTAAATTACCTTCACATTGTTTTCTAGTTAAATTTATCCATTCTTTAGATGAATCCACAGATATAATTTTATTTTTGACATAAAGTGCTGCCATTAATGTACTATACCCACATCCAAACTCTACATATGAGTTCGCATTCATTACAAATGATTGGAATAATTCTATTTCTTTCATTGTCATACATGGGTTCATTTTATATTCCTGATCTGTAGTGTTGTTATACCTAGTTTGAAGAACTCAAGAACAGTATCTTCATTATCATCTATAATAAAATTAATGTCTTTAAAATTACCATCGAAACGATCCTGGACTAATTTTACTTTCATTTCAGCATTTTTCAGAAAAACATCATCGGGGCGCATCAATAGTTCGTCTATATCAATGTGATGTTTTATAAACCAATTTAATGTTAATTGGCGAAACTTTTCTGTTCTTCCAGTTAAGGCAATAATCCAATTACCCATAGATGATAATGAATTAATTAAACTAATCATATTTCTATATGGTTTGTCATCTCTTGATGCTGCATGATATTCATCCCAGGTTGCGCTCCCAATCATATGGTCACGCCAGAATGAATTAGCTATAGTATGATCTATATCTACTAAAATAATCATTAATCTAAACCACTCTTGATGATATCTAGTTTCTTGTATATTTCTATTTTTTCTTCATGAGTTAGCTTCTGTGATTCTTCAACCATTAATTGAAGATCTTTGTATGCCTTTATTTCATCATTCTTATAAAAAATATAGAACCAATCATATACATCTTCAACTGCTATTACCATAGCATCTAATACATCACGATATTCTTTCTGAGCTCTCAATGAAGCGCGCTTCCTAGCAAGGCTAATGAAATTACGCATATTGATTGTCATACAAATATTAGTATGAGTATTCATCGGTAATACTCCGCGCGCATCCTCAACTGTTACTCCTGAGTCTATTAAATGTTTATAACATTGAAAAGAATTATCCATTGTATTTTTATATGCTCCTATGGTAAGTCTATCAAATGATGGGCCTGTCCCATATGAAAAATCTTCCACTTTAACAACACGTAATGATTGCTGTGCATATGATGCTGTTCTAGTGCGTACCAATTGATGAGTAAAGCTTCTGGTAACACCTCGTATTAAGAATGTAAAATGAATAAATTCCCACGAACCTGGATTTGTATTTGACATAATTTTTAATTCTTCAAGAATTTTATCTTCTGAAAAACTTGCAATATTTAGAAATGAATTTGCATCCATTTCTAATCTAGTTGATTTAGTAAAAAGCAAAAGATTGGCAGCATAGCGTGCAGGATTTTCTAATCCTGATCCAGTATAGTCTAAAAGTGTGACTTTCACAGCTTGCCTCCCTGTATCCAATTCTCGATCTTACGCACATCATTTACTAAATCGTCTAGCAAAAGTTTTGGTCTCCATGTTGCGTAGCGCCCCAAAGAATAGACATTGTGATGAACACTTGCCCATCTAAGGAATTTTTTTCTTTCAGCATCATTTATTTCTATTATTTTGAAATAATTTTGATAACTAGCTGTTAACTCAGAAACATTTTTAGTTTGGATACCTAAATGGTTATATAACATAA